ATGGTGATTAGAAGCAATAATAAAATTAGCCAACCTATTAATATTGCCACGGTTTTTAGTGGTATTGGTTCTGCAGAGTTTGCATTGAAAAGGCTGAATATAGATTATAACTTAGTGTTTGCTTGTGATAATGGAGAAGTAGATTTAATTGAAAGTGAAGATGAAATAAAGAAAAACTTATCCAAAATTGATAGTTTCGATAAGAAAAAAGAGTACATTGATAGTAAGATTCACCCAAAAAGGACTAATTTTGTTAAAAAATCATATCTTGCAAATTATGATATCGACGAAAATCATTTTCATCATGATGCGAGATTTTTAGATGGAAATCAATATAGAGACGAAGTCGATCTTTTTGTTGGCGGGAGTCCTTGTCAAAGCTTTACTTTATTCGGATATCAAAAAGGATTAGAAGAAGCTAGAGGTACTCTTTTTTATGAATTCGCTAGGCTTATTAAGGAAATCCAACCAAAAGTTTTTATATATGAAAATGTACAAGGTCTAGTTAGGCATGATAAGGGTAGAACTTGGGAAGTTGTTCAACGTGTTTTTGATAGCTTAAATTATAAAGTGCATTATAAAGTTTTAGATGCTGTTGATTATGGAATACCCCAAAAAAGAAGGCGTATTTTTATTGTAGGTTTCAAAAATCATGAAAGCAATTTTACTTTTCCTAATGAAAAGGAATTGCAATATACTATGCAGGACTTTTTAATCGATAACTGTGCGGAAGGTTATTTTACGGCTAAAGGCGAGGAAATCCACATTGACAAAGTAGAAGGTCAAGTAGACGAAAAATATTTCTTATCAGAAAGAATTCTACCTGGTATCATGTCACCAGGAACAAATGGTTTTAATATGAAACCAGAAATAGACTTATCCATTGCCCGTCCTTTAATGAGTTCCATGCACAAAATGCATAGGGCTGGAGTAGATAATTATGTGACTACTAATGATAAAATAAGAAGACTAACTCCACGGGAAGCTTTAAGATTGATGGGATTCACTGATGATTTTAAACAGGTAGTATCTGATACTCAAATGTATAGGCAAGCTGGAAATTCTGTTGTAGTAGATGTCTTTATCGCTTTATATAAGGAAATTTTTAGTATGGATTAAAGGAGGAAATGTTTATGAAATGGTCTATGGATACACATAAATATATGAGTGAAATTACTAGAACAGCTTTAAAAATTATTGTATCTAACAATATCACCTCTGAATCTTCTGCTTCAGAGATTGACAGTGTTGAAAGGCAATTAGTTGAAGCTGGGGTATATAGTAAATATGAAAGCGCAAAAGGTAGAATCAGAAGAGCATTATTTACATACTTTAAAGCATACGGATGTATGAATGACGATGAGTCCATTACAGAAATGGGTAATGCTTTCATCGAAGATAAAATAACAATACAAGAATTTTCATTTTGGTATGTATTAAATTATAAATATATATCGGATGATACGGAGTATTTCCCAACGCAATTACTTTTAAAGTTTTTAAAAAAGATGAAAAATATTGATATAGATTATGGATATATTTCAGCACATGACTTTTCTCTTCTTGTAAATTGTGAAAAACTAAGTGATATAAATGATGATTTTATAGAAGAAATCTTAGAAAATAGAAAAAGAGAGAATGTAGAAGTTAATGAAAGACAAATAGGCTTTGATATTTGGTCCAAAATGTTAACGCAAGCGGGGATATTAATAAGAAGACCAGATAAATCTTTAGTAGTGAGTAATGATGAGTTAGCTGATTGGATTTTGAATTCTTACGAGAGAGAGTTTACTGTTAGCAAGGGTAAAATTATTACAGGTATAATCAAGTACTTACCAGTGTTACCAATCGGATCTACTAAAGGTGATTCTTCATATTATCAAAATGAAAGCACCGCTTTAAAAGCACTCTTATTTGATACAATCGATGAAAAAATAATTGAAAAGTATATTTTGAGAAATAAAAATGTTGTTTTAAAAGATATGAAGAAAGCATTAGGTATTGATGAGAGAAACATCTCATTTTATCTTAACTTCCATGGCTTGGAACATATTGTAGGATTTGCTCTGAAGAGCAACTCAAATAATAAGATAAAAAGAATCGGTGAGATACTAATTTCCCTTGAACTAACTGAAGAATCGCTAGATGAAGAAACGGATAGTGAGAGAAATGTAGTTGAGCGATTAACAGGTGGAAATAACATTTTATTATATGGTGTCCCAGGCTCGGGAAAAAGTCATGAAATAAAAACGAAATATTGTAATGATTTTAATTTGATGGAACGAGTAGTATTTCATCCAGATTATATGAATACAGATTTTGTGGGCCAAATATTACCCACTGTAAAGGGTGATGGTGATGAAAAGGAAATTACCTATGATTTTACTCCGGGTCCTTTTACAAGGGTATTAAAAAAAGCAATTGATGATCCAGGTAATCATTATTATTTGGTAATTGAAGAAATAAATCGAGGAAATGCCCCAGCTATATTTGGTGAAATATTCCAATTACTTGATAGAGATGACGAAGGTAAAAGTTCATATGAAATAACAAATTACAATATAGCTAATGAAGTATTTGATGAAAAGGAAAGACCGATTTATATACCTTCTAACTTACATATCTTGGCAACGATGAACACGGCCGACCAAAATGTATTTACTTTAGATACGGCATTTCAAAGAAGATGGAATATGAAAATGATTGAGAATGATGTATCAAAAGCAGAGCATGCAACAAAAGAAATTCTCGATACAAATGTGACTTGGGAAAGATTCAACACTGTTATTAATAGCCAAATTATAACTAGTAGTGCTGCTACATTATCGTCAGAAGACAAGCGTTTAGGTGCTTATTTTGTAACAGAGAATGTTCTGAAATATTACACGGTTGATGCAGATATAGATGATATAGTTGCGAAATATAACGTTGATTCCAATGATTTTGAGAAAATCAACAGAATTATAGGGGATTTAAACTCAAGATTTGGTGATAAGGTTATTAAGTATCTTTGGGATGATGCTTTTAAATTTAACAGAGAGGACTTGTTTGATAGTAGTTATAAAAGTTTGGAAAAAGTTTTGGACGATTTTAACAATTTTACTCATGAAAATAGATTTAACATCTTTAACCAGGATATTAGAGAAAACCTATTCCTTGAAAGAGCGATAGAGGAAAGTGTGGATGAGTAAGAATTTCACTGATGTAATAATGTCCAAATCTTTAAAAGAGTATTGTAGGAATGCTACTAACAAAGAAGGCGATACATTTGTTGGGATTAAATCTGAAATTAAGGGAGATAAACATGAAATAAGTGTGAATTTTCCTATTGGGTATGAAATATCGAATAAAGAAGAAAAAATAAGAGATGAAATAATAGATTTAATTGGAGTTTTAGCAGCTTATAATGATAAGCAATCTAGAGTATCACAAATAACCCCAAATCAGGTTTTAAAAACTGTTAGGTTTCCAGTCCAAGCTTATTTTAGGGTTATGCAGTACTTTTTGGATTATGACTATTATATGGAAAATGAAGAAGTTTACGTTCAAGGTATGTCGGGTCCAGTAAGTATGAAACAAACAATTAAAAAAATTTCTCCAATTGTCCAAAAATCAGGATTTGTCTATCCTAATTTAATGGTGAGAAAAAATAGTGATACTGATAAACATATTATTACTGAAATAAACAAATTTTGTGTTTATGAAAGCTTTATGAAATTAGGTTGGATTTATAAACAAAAGCTACCTCAGCCTGCGAACGTGAAGAATCCTAACCTAAAAATGTATCAAACTATTTTACGACAAAAATTAGAAAGAACAAATGATGATTCCTTGAAGCAGTTATTTCAAAGTATGCTAGCAATTATAGAGTTTAGAAATAGCGTAGATGATCCAGAAGAATTCTATTTTGGAACCAACAATTTTGAGTATATATGGGAAAAATTAATTGATGAAGTTTATGGTGTACCAAATAAAAATTACTATTTCCCTAAAACAAATTGGAAGTTACGTGTTGGTAAGAGAGAAAATGCTGCACTTGAACCAGACACAATTATGATTACTGACGATAGTATATCGGTTTTAGATGCAAAATATTATAAATATGGTGTGTCAAGGAAAACTAGTGATTTACCGCGATCGACATCGATAAATAAACAAATAACATACGGTGAATATATTGCGGAAAACTTAAAGTTTATTAAAGATAGACAGGGTGGTAAGCAGGTACTTAATGCATTTTTACTACCGTTTAATTTAGAAAAGAATGAATTTGGTGCTGATGATAATTATTTTTCTATTGGTGAGGCAGTGGCAGATTGGAAACGGGCGGACAAAGATTACGAACGGGTGCAGGGAATATTAGTAGACGTAAAGAGATTAATGGCGAACTCTACTAAGCCAAATAGACAAGAAATTATAAAATTAACAGATGCAATTAAGGAAAGTTTAATACGAAATAAAAAGATGTAAAAGAGTGGGAACTGACAAAAGTTTCCCACTCTATTTTTTTTGCCTATATCTTCGTTGTGAAACAGCATTAGTGCAGTAAACACAACAGTACTTTTTAACTTGATTTGTTTTGGATACCAAGAATAACTGATTACAATTAATATTTTGGCAAATTCTGTGCATAGCTTGATTGGAATCTAAGTAAAAAAGAGATAAATACATTGCTGAAAGTAAAGAAGGTAGATTCCAGTTGGGACGCATGGTGTTTGCATCATATTTAGGTTTAATTTCGGATAAAAAATGATTAAGTTCTTTTTCAATAAGATATTTTGAGATTTTTAACAGAGCTTGTTTTAAATCACTGTTTTTCTCTTCAATTAATACTTCATACACTTCTTCTTGGAAAGGCATATCTAATGAGATGTTATCCAAGCTAATAATAGAGATCCTTCTTGAAAAGTGATACAAAAAATCAATAATTAAACATTCATCTATGTTTAAAATGCTTGTGTTTTTTGTAACGTAAGATTTAACAATTTGTCTTAAAAAATACAATGAATCATCGTTATTATCCATCAAATCTTTGTATTCATCTATAATTACATCATTTATCCCCTCATTTAAAATATGGTCCGTAACTCTATAAGCTGGTATTGTACCACCATCACCTCTAGGAATTTGTACAATGTTGTTATTAGTATCGAACCTTATCTTATTTGCATTAATGATGTAATGTAATAAATCGTTATTCGATGGACTGTAACAGATATTATCCTCAATTTTTATATCCCTTTTTTCATTTAACAAAAGAAAGAGGACAGAATCTAAGAGAGTTTTATAATTGATATTGTTTGTATCTTGAGCATTAAATATGTTTATTAGTGCTTCAAGATTATCTTTTATGTAGACGACATCATTTATATGGAATGTTATAAAGTGCTCATAATCTTTTAAACAGAACAAAAAACCGTACTTTTTGAAGAATGACATCATAGAATTTAAGTCATTTTTTTTGATACCTAAAAACTCTCCTAATATATTATTTTTTTCACCACTTTTACTTCTACTAATTTCTTTTAACCCTTCTCCATAAAGATATGCAGCCCGGAAATTTTCATTATTGTTGTTCCGCAAAACTAGTTCTCTAGTCTTTTCACCAGTATATGAATCTACAATTTCATTAAAACTCACTTCGCATTTAAAACTTTCAAATGTAAATGCACTCATGAAAGTGTCTTTTGTCATTTTATTTCACTAACCTTTCAATAATAACTAATAAAATTAATAAAATTAATTATTAATTATTATAATGTGTTCAATCTCATTATATCACTCATTACTTTTAATTAAAGTATTGAGTGATTTTTACTATTTTAATTACTCTAGTAAAAGAGAGACAATAAAGTCAATAGAAATCTAGTTTTATATTTTGAATCAGATTTCTATAAAAAAATATCAAATGCCTGATTTGCAATAAGGGCAAAGGATACATATTGAAAATCACAGTCCATATGGATTGTTGTGACTCAATATTAGTACCCTACCCTTATTGCGCACTTTTTTAGGTAAAGGGCAGTGTACTTCAGGACAAGTTAGTTTTTGTTTGTATCCTTTGTCTTCCGCAAATAGGCGGAAAGGATGCCAAACAATGACAAAAGAGAAAGCAGTGAAAAGACTTGAAAAGAAGTACATTACGAATCAAAACAAAAGAGGGGTTTATATTTATTTGGGAGCAAATCAACCGCCAATAACAATTACTCCTGGTGAAAATGGTGTAACAGAAGTTGACATTAAAATTATACATGAAATGGATGATGAAGAAACTAGAGCTTGGAATAGATATATCGAAAAAACAAATCATTATATCGATGACTTTGTAGGAGATTCACAAGCCGAACATAATAAAGTATTAGCTGATTGGGACGCTAATCCAATTAATAAAATTGTAGAAATGGAAAACTACCAAGAAAAACAGGAATTAATTAATGAGTTGTCAGATGCCATGCGACATTTAACTGAGAAACAATTAAGTACGATTCAAAAAAAGTTTTTTGAAAACAGAACGAATATTGATATTGCTGCTGAAGAAGGTGTAACGGAAGCGGCCATTCGAAATCGTCTAACTAAAATATACAGAAGATTGAAAAAATTAATTTGAGAAGGATCATAATTGAGCCTTTTTGAAATTAATCGTAAAAAACGGGTTCGAATACGGCGAAAAAATCGCTTATAGGTGAGAGGCTATTAAATCACTCTCAGAAAGGAGTGTTTTTCAATGTGTCTAAATCACAAGGTGATTATCAATGTAACAGATCAACATGGCGAAAAAACACGAGTAGTTGAAGGTAAGAGAAAAACAGTACGAAGTAGAATGCTAGATTTACTACTCGGCAAAAAGGTAAATTTGCTCGTTATCACACCTGGGGACTCAGTGGAAACTGTAGAAATTAAAGAATCCAAGAAAGGTGGTGAGGCTTGATATGAGTAGAACAAAATTACTTCTTGATCTAGTAACTGATTTAAACAATCTAGCTGAAACAGTGCAAGAAATTGCTGAAGTGTTAGCAAGTAATGAAGAGTCTCTACGAACAAAAGAAGAAGACGTAGTTAAGAAAGATGAATCAAGAAAGGAAGTAACACTTGAAGAAGTGAGAACCTTACTTGCACAAAAGAGCCAAGCAGGCTTTACAGCTGAAATAAAAAAGCTACTGAAAAAATATCATGCAATAAAGCTAAGTGAAATTGATCCAAAACATTATGTTGCACTTATGGAAGATGCGGAGGAATTGAAATAATGAAACATGCCATTTTATCCGCTTCAGGCGCACATCGCTGGTTGAAATGTACTCCATCCGCTCGACTGGAATTAGAGTTTGATGATACTTCAGGAGAAGCGGCATCTGAAGGAACTGCTGCTCATGAGTTAAGTGAGTATAAATTAAGAAACGCTTTAAACAGGGAGTGCGAAAAGCCATCGTCAGTCTATCATTCTGATGAGATGGAATTTCATACAGATGGTTACGTTCAATACATTCTAGAAGTAATTGAAGAAGTGAAACAGAAAACAAAGGACCCGCTTATTTTGATTGAACAACGATTAGATTTTTCAAATTATGTGCCAGAAGGTTTTGGAACAGGGGATTGCGTAATTGTTGGAAATGATGTTGTTCATGTAATCGACTTTAAATATGGACAAGGTGTTTTAGTAGAAGCGGAAACTAACCCGCAAATGATGTTGTATGCACTGGGTGCTTTGAACTTGTTTGATGGCATTTATGATATTGAACAAGTTTGCATGACCATCTATCAGCCACGACGAGAAAACTTAAGTGTTTTTACAATAGCAAAAGAAGAACTACTAGATTGGGCGAATAATGTTTTACAACCTAAAGCAGAGTTAGCTTTTGCAGGTAAAGGTGAATACGTGGCTGGTGATTGGTGCAGGTTTTGCAGGGCATCTGTTAAATGTAGGGCAAGAGCTGAAGCAAATTTAAAAGTTGCTAAATATGAATTCAAAAAACCACCACTTTTAACGGACGAAGAAATTGCCGACATATTAACAAGCATCGCCGATTTAACGAAGTGGGCAAATGATATTACTAGTTATGCCACAAGTGCTGCAGTCAATCATGGAAAAGAATGGCCAGGATTTAAAGTGGTGGAAGGCAGGTCTATACGTAAGTACACAAATGAAAAAGATGTCGAAGAAGCTGCAATTAAAGCTGGCTATGAAGACATTTATAAAAAGAGCATTTTAACCATAACGAACATGGAAAAGTTAATGGGCAAATCTAAGTTTAATGAAATTTTAGGTCAATTTGTTATGAAGCCAAAGGGCAAACCGACATTAGTTCCATTATCAGATAAACGACCTGAAATAAAAAATATATCAATTAAAAATGAATTTATGGGGGAAAATTAATTATGACAAAACAAGTAAAAAATCCAACGAAAGTAATTACAGGAGTAGTGAGATTATCTTATGCAAATGTATGGGAGCCAAAGTCAATTAATGGTGGAAAAGAAAAATACAGTGTCAGTATTATCATTCCAAAAGATGATACAAAAACATTACAGGCAATTGAGAAAGCGGTAGATGCTGCGATTGAAGAAGGTAGAGGAAAGTTTGGTGGGAAGATTCCCAACAAAGCTGCATTAAAATTACCACTTCGTGATGGTGATATTGATCGCTCAGATGACGAGGCATATTCAAACAGCTACTTTGTAAATGCAAATAGTATCACCCCACCACAAATTGTTGACAAGGACATCAATCCAATTTTAGAGCGCTCGGAAGTTTACTCAGGAGTTTATGCACGTGTAAGTATTAATTTTTACGCATTTAATTCAAATGGAAATCGCGGGATTGCATGTGGCCTTGGAAACATTCAAAAGATTCGAGATGGAGAACCGCTTGGTGGACGTACAGATGCCTCTGTCGATTTTGCCTCTGATGTGGATGATGATTTCTTATCATGAGAACGTTAAATATCGATATTGAAACGTATAGTAGTGTGGACCTCGCTAAAAGCGGGGTCTATCGCTATGTAGAAGCAGAAGATTTCGAGGTCATGTTATTTGCTTATAGTGTGGACCGAGGTCCTGTTCATATTGTTGATTTAGCGAATGGTGAAGTGATTCCGAATGAAATAGAACAAGCGATATTTAATAAAGAAATTACGAAATGGGCATTCAATGCTCAGTTTGAACGAGTCTGTTTAAGTAAACATTTTAAGCAACATTTATCTCCAGATGATTGGCGATGCACAATGATTTGGTCTGCTTATTTAGGATTGCCACTTTCATTAGAAGGAACAGCAATGATAACTGGTGCAGATAAAAAAAAGTTATCTGAAGGGAAGGATTTAATTCGGTTTTTCTCCATTCCTTGTCGTCCAACAAAATCAAATGGAGGTCGTACTCGAAATTCAAAAGAACATGCACCTGAGCGGTGGGAGAACTTTAAAGAATATAACAAACGTGATGTGGAAACGGAACTAGCAATTCAAGAAAGATTATCTAAGTTTCCAATGCCAGAGGATGAGTGGGAAAATTATCGTTTAGATCAGCTTATTAATGATAGGGGAATAAAGCTAGATTTAGAGTTTGTTGCTCAGGCAATTAAATGCGATGAACTTATTCGAAGTGAACTAATAAGCCGCATGAAAGAAATAACCCAACTGGACAATCCGAATTCCGTCATGCAAATGCGTGAATGGTTAAAAGAACAAGGTATTGAAACAGATAGTTTAAATAAAGCAGCAGTTATGCATTTAATCGAAGAAACTGATGGTGAAATTAAAGAAGTTTTACAACTAAGAAGACAACTCGCTAAATCAAGTGTAAAAAAATATACAGCAATGGAAAATGTCGTTTGTAAGGATGGACGGGCAAGAGGTTTAATTCAATTTTACGGGGCAAACCGAACAGGAAGATTTGCTGGAAGATTAATTCAAGTACAAAACCTACCACAAAATCATCTTCCCGACTTAGAAGAAGCACGAGAATTATTGCGACAAGGAAACTTTGAAGCTTTGAAACTATTATACGATTTGATTCCGAGTGTACTTTCTCAGCTGATAAGGACCGCATTTGTTCCTATTCGGAACAATAAATTCATAATCGTTGACTTTAGTGCAATCGAGGCTCGTGTGATTGCTTGGATTGCTGGTGAAACATGGCGAAATGAAGTGTTTGCATCGCACGGAAAAATTTATGAAGCATCTGCTGCACAAATGTTTAAAGTTCCAATTGATGAAATCTCAAAAGATAGTCCACTTAGGCAAAAAGGAAAGATCGCAGAATTAGCCCTTGGTTATGGAGGTTCTGTTGGTGCTTTAAAATCAATGGGTGCACTTAGTATGGGACTGGAAGAAGAAGAATTAAAGCCTCTTGTTGATGTGTGGAGACAATCCAATTCTAAAATCGTGAAGTTTTGGTGGGATGTCGATCGAGCTACGAAGGAAGTTGTAAGAGAAAGAAAATCCAGAACTACTCATGGAATTAAATTTGAATACCGAAGTGGCATGTTACTCATTGGTTTGCCTTCCGGTAGATGGCTTACGTATGTTAAACCACGTCTTGGAATAAATAGCTTTGGAAATGAGTCTGTATCTTATGAAGGAATTGGTGCAACAAAAAAGTGGGAGCGGATATTTAGCTATGGTCCGAAGTTTGTTGAGAATATCGTGCAGGCAATTTCAAGAGATTTATTGTGCTATGCATTAAAGTATGTTCATGAAGAAGGCTTTCGAATTGTTATGCACGTACATGATGAAATTGTAATTGAAGCACCAAAAGATGTAACCGTTGATTATATTAGCGATTTAATGAGTGAATCTCCTCCATGGGCAAAACATCTAAATTTACGCGCAGATGGATTTGAAACAGACTTTTATAAAAAAGATTGACAAAGGGGGGTTCGAATCCTCCTTTTTCTTCGCATATAGGTGAGAGTAATTTTATTTACTCTACAACTATTTGTTGGAGGCTCATTTACATGAACAATTTAAAAGTATTTGATTTCGAAGGTATCTCAGTTAGAACAATTTTAAAGGACGGTAATCCGTGGTGGGTTGCCAAAGATGTGTGTGGAGTTTTAGGTATATCAAAGTATCGTGATGCTGCTGAAAGATTGGATATAGATGAAAGGGAGCCGATAACAGTGGACACCCTTGGAGGTCCACAAGAAATGATTTGTATCAATGAAAGTGGTTTATACACTTTGATAATTCGTTCAAACAAACCAAATGCTAAAAAGTTTAGAAGATGGGTTACTCACGATGTCCTTCCATCGATTCGAAAACATGGTTTATATGCTGTCGATGAAGTTCTTACGAATCCTGATATTTTAATTAAAGCATTACAAGAATTAAAAGCTGAACGTTTAAAAAATACCCAGCTTACAGAAACAATCAGTATTCAAGAACAACAAATTGTCGAGATGAAACCGAAAGCGAGTTATTACGACATTGTTCTTAATTGTAAAGATGCGGTTGCAATTTCCGTTATTGCAAAAGATTATGGAAAATCAGCTCGCTGGTTAAACAAATATTTACACGAACAAGGTGTTCAGTATAAACAAGGGAAGATTTGGTTGCTTTATCAAAACCATGCGGAGTTTGGTTATACAACGACAAAGACTCATACGTTTAAAGACAGTAATGGATATGACCGTTCAAAAGTGCATACGTACTGGACGCAAAAAGGTCGTTTGTTTATTTACGATTTACTTAAATCAAATGGCATCTTACCAAAGATTGAACTGAACAGTTAAACATTGGAGGTATTCGATATGAAAATTGCTGTCGGAAATAGTCGAATGGATCGTAAGTGGAAAAACAAAGATATAACGTGGGAAGCATTCGTAGATTTAGTAAAACAAACGATTCGTACGACTGAAACGGTAGAAGAATATAAAAAGATGAATCGTGCAAAACAAGACTCTATTAAAGATGTGGGTGGGTTTGTTGGTGGAGAATTAAAACAAGGCAAAAGAAGGAACGGACATGTATTGTCACGTTCACTTCTTACTCTTGATATGGACTATGCAATACCTGGCATTTGGGATCAAATTGAACTTTTATATGCTTTTAAATGCTGCGTATATTCAACACATAAACACACTCCGAATAAACCACGGCTTCGATTAATTATCCCGTTAAAACGGGATGTGTCAGAAGATGAATATCCAGCAATCGCAAGAATGGTCGCAAAGGAAATCGGAATCGATTATTTCGATGATACAACTTACGAACCTTCAAGGTTAATGTACTGGCCATCTACACCATCTAATGGTGAGTTTTTCTTTAATAAAAAGGATGGAGATTTTTTAGATCCAGATGTGTACTTATCTAAATATGTTGATTGGCGAGATACAACTACATGGCCGGTATCATCACGACAATCAGAGGTTGTGCAACGTAACATTAAAAAGCAGGCTGATCCTTTAGAAAAAGATGGTATCATCGGTGCGTTTTGCAGGGCTTATTCAATTGAAGAGGCAATCGATACATTTTTAAATCATGTGTATGAACCTAGTTTAATGGAAGGAAGATACGATTATATCCCAGCTGATTCATCCGCAGGTGTTGTGATTTACAATGGAAAGTTCGCTTATAGCCATCATGCAACAGACCCGGCATCGGGTTATTTATTAAATGCTTTTGATTTAGTAAGGCTTCATTTGTTTCAGGATTTAGATGACAAAGCTTCATATACAACAGCAACTACAAAACTACCATCTTTTAAAGCAATGACAGAATTTGCACTAAAGGATGAACTAGTAAAAGCACAATTTGCTGAAGAACGAAAATCACAAGCAGAAGCTGAATTTAGTGAAGATGATTGGGAAGGGCAGCTTGAACTAGATAAAACGGGTGCAGTTAAAAATACACTTAAAAATTTAATTTTAATATTAGAACATGATCCAAATCTTCAAGGTATTGTGTTTAACGAGCTATCGGACAATTTGGAAATTGTAAGTACCGTTCCTTGGTCGCATCCATCTAAATACTGGCGAGATGCAGATGATGCGCAGCTGATAAGTTATATCGATGCACACTATGGATCTTTTTCAGCTAGAAATTATGATGTGGCGATTGCCAAAGTAGCTGATGACAGGTCTTATCATCCAATACGTGATTTTATAGATGACCTGCCAGAATGGGATAAGGTGCCAAGAGTAGATACGCTTTTAATTGATTATTTAGGTGCTGATGACAATCCGTATGTTCGTGCTGTTACAAGAAAAACATTGTGTGCTGCAATTTCAAGAGTTCTAACACCTGGAATTAAGTTTGATTCTATGCTTGTTTTAAATGGCCCGCAAGGTGTCGGAAAAAGTACACTCATTGCAAGACTTGGCGGTGAATGGTTTTCAGATAGCTTAAGTTTATCAGATACAAAAGATAAAACGGCAGCCGAAAAATTACAAGGCTACTGGATCATTGAAATTGGAGAACTTGCAGGATTAAAAAAGGCAGAAGTAGAAACACTTCGTAGTTTCTTATCCAGACAAAACGACATATATCGAGCGAGTTTTGGAAGAAGAGTTACACCACATTTAAGGCAATGTGTATTTTTCGGAACGACTAATGCTGAAAAGGGATATTTAAGAGATACAACGGGAAACAGACGATTTTGGCCTGTGAAAACACCAGGTGATGGTATTAAAAAGTCATGGGAAGTTTCGGAAGAGGAAGTTCTTCAAATATGGGCTGAAACTTTGGAATACGTGAAACAAGGGGAAAAACTTTATTTAGAAGCAAACCTTGAACAATTAGCTAAAGAAGAACAAAGAGAGGCAATGGAATCAGATGAGCGGGAAGGTTTGGTACGTGAATATCTTGATATGTTATTGCCAGAAGATTGGGATGAAATGGATTTATATGAACGTAGAGCATATATCAATGGCACAGAGTTTGGTGATAGTAAGAAAAAAGGTGTATGGAAACGTGAATATGTTTCCAACATGGAAATTTGGTGCGAGTGCTTTGGAAAGGATCGTTCTAATTTAAGAAGGATGGACGGTAACGAAATCGCAACGATTATGGCGAGCATTGGTGGATGGACAGGACTCGTAAGAAAAGAGCGGATTTCTATCTATGGACCGCAGTGGGTTTATGTTCCGAAAGACTAAAAAAAGTTTGGAACGCTCGGAACAAATAGTGAAACAAACAAGCAAAAATGTGTTCCTTTGTTCCGAAAAGGACTGTTTGGAACATCCCATAGGAACAGGCGGGAGCCCATTGTCTAGTAGGGTTCTATCAAACTTCTGTTCCAATGTTCCAATAAAAATATAATATATAGAAAATGTATGAATATATAGGGGAAATCACGTGTAAACGCCTATATACGCGCGTAAAGGAAATTTTTGTTTTTCGGAACTGGAGTGATTAAATGCGAGAAAAGCAAATTGAACAAAAGTTAGTGAAACAAGTTAAAAATATGAGTGGTCTTGCGATTAAACTTGCAGCACCAGGATTTGATGGTTTGCCAGACCGACTTGTGTTGTTACCAAACGGAAAGATAGCTTTTATTGAGGTGAAATCACCTGGAAAGAATCTGAGACCTTTGCAAGAAAAGCGAAAAAACGAGTTAGAGAAACTAGGTTTTTTAGTATTCTGTTTGGACAATCCTGAGCACATTGGAGGGATGCTTCATGCAATTCAAACCTCATGACTACCAAGTTTACGCAACAAATTTTATCGTAAACAATCCGATAGCTGCAATCTTCCTTGAAATGGGCCTTGGAAAAAGTGCTATTACACTAAGTGCAATTTATGAATTAATGTTAGAGCGATTCGAGGTTAGTAGGGTTCTTGTTATTGCACCACTTCGAGTAGCAAGAGATACATGGCCTGAGGAAATTGAAAAATGGAGCCATTTGAACGGACTAACCTATGCAGTGGCAGTTGGAACAGAAAAAGAACGACTTGAAGCATTATATTCGGACGCACATGTATATATCATTAACAGAGAAAATGTGGAGTGGTTAATTGCGAGAAGCGGTTTTGATTTTAACTTTGATATGGTTGTAATCGATGAACTATCATCATTCAAATCCCATCAAACAAAACGTTTTAAAAGTCTGATGAAAGTAAGACCAAAGGTGAAACGAATGGTAGGTTTAACTGGGACACCTTCATCAAATGGACTAATGGATTTATGGGCAGAATATCGAATATTAGATATGGGTGAGCGGCTAGGCAAGTTTATTGGTAGATTTAGAGAATCCTATTTTGATCCAGATAAAAGAAATCAACATATGATTTTTTCCTATAAGCCTAAGCCAGGAGCTGAAAAAGCGATATATGACAAAATTGCTGATATCACGATTAGTATGAAAGGGACTGATTATTTAAAACTTCCCAATCTGATGATGAATGAGGTGCCGGTTACGTTAAATCATAAAGAAAAAGAAACACTGGATGTTATGAAGCGAGATTTAATTGCAACGATTAAAGGAGAAGATATAACCGCTTCAAACGCAGCTGCATTATCTGGAAAACTTCTTCAAATGGCAAATGGAGCGGTATATGACGACAAAGGTTCCGTCATTCAAATACATGATAGAAAACTAGAAAAGTTAGAAGATATTATTGAAGCAGCAAATGGTAAACCTGTTTTAATTGCTTACTGGTTTAAGCACGATCTACAAAGAATACAAAGTCGTTTTAAAGTGGAAATTCTAACTAGTAGTGAGTCAATTAAGAGGTGGAACGAAGGGAAAATTCAAATTGCAGCAATCCATCCAGCATCCGCAGGGCATGGTTTGAATTTACAAGCAGGTGGATCAACACTTGTTTGGTTCGGAATTACGTGGAGTTTAGAACTGTACCAACAAACAAACGCTAGACTTTATCGACAAGGTCAAACGGATACGGTTGTTATTCATCATTTAATCGCAAAAGATACGATGGATGAACGTGTGATGGAGGCTTTAAATAAAAAGAACAATACACAATCGGCTTTAATCGATGCAGTGAAAGCAACATTAAAGGGGGGAATACTCGTATGAATATTGTTTGGCAATATCTTGATAAAAGAGCCGCTACGATAAAAGTTTTAAAAGACTACAACAGTATGAAGCATATCATTGAACGTACTGATGATGATATCTCCATGATTTATGACGGGATGATATCACCTAGTTCTCCTGTAAATGATGGGATGCCAACTGTACGTAATCCGCAAGCAAATGAAAATCGAATTACCCATACTATTGATAAAATTGATGTGTTAAAAGAAAGATTACGACAAGCCTTAGAGTACATGGACTGGTTTCAGCCTGCTTGGGATGAGTTAACTGAAGATGAACAATTTGTTTTACATGAGTTTTATATGGTGGAAGAACAATCGCAAACAAGCGCAGTGTATAATATTTGCGACCGTTTTAATATAGAACGTTCGTCAGCTTACAACAAGAAAAATCGAACTTTGGAACGTTTAACACTATTACTCTATGGCAAGTGAGTAATATCGTGGACGCTTTTTTACTTTACCTATAATAGAATGATAGTATGGAAAAATTATTGATAGCCTTCGTAGGTAAACCTACGGGGCTTTTTTAGTGATGGAGTTGAGTATAATGCCAAAGAAACCAAAAAAGCCATGTATGCATAATGGTTGTCCCATGCTAACGAACAGAAAGTATTGTGAGTCCCATGCAGAACTCCATTCTAATGATAGGCCAAGTGCTACAAAACGTGGATACGGTTATCGTTGGAGGAAGGTAAGTAAGCAATTCCTAAAAACACATCCTCTTTGTAAACAGTGTGAACGAAGCGGTAGATTGATTCAGGCAACTGTTGTTGACCATATTAAACCGCACCGAGGAAACATGGAGTTGTTCTGGGATAAAAGCAATTGGCAACCATTGTGTAAGAAATGCCATGATCGTAAAACCGGAAGGGAAGACCGTTATCCGGTTTACACCTTTTAATAAGCATACCCAGGGGGGAGATGAATCTCTACAATCAAAGCCACCACGACCGTCGGCCCCCTTCGCGTGAATTTTCGCGAAATTGTGCAAGGGGGGTATCATAGAGAGAGTCATTTATAGAGATTACCCCACTGTCCATAAGTGTTTTTGGCAGTTTGTTTTTTGCGTAAAAGTTCAATGGAAGATAAATCTAAAAGCTGTATACCATTAATGATACTAAGGTTTTTCAATACATTCTTAATTTAATAGTAATACCTAAAATGCACCTTATTAAGCATGCTGAACAGCTGATTAAGGTGTATTTTTATCGATTTTATTAAAAAGATTACGCAGAAAGGAGTGCAGAGGGTGAATGAGATAGAAAGGCAGATAATTTTTGATTTGAGACTTAAAGGAGTCGGCTATAGAGCAATCGCCACAGTGCTAGGTAAGAGCCGGGACAGTGTCCGAGGTTTTTGTAAAAGAAATGGTCTGGTTGGGGATTCAAGTGTTGTTGCATTAAACGTCAAGGAACAAATGAAAAACCATTTACTCTGCACTTCATGTGGACGACCGATAAACCAAAAAGCGCGTGGTAGAGTTCGTAAGTTTTGTTCAGAACATTGTCGGAGGAAATGGTGGAGAGAAAATCCTAGAGCGCGGAATAGGAATAAATCAGCATTTTATCATTATACGTGCCAACAATGTGAAAAGGAATTTAGCTGCTATGGAAATAAAAGACGAAAGTACTGTAGTCATGACTGTTATATCAAATCTAGATTTTGGAGTGAAGAAGATGAAGTTTGAAAAACTAGCAATTGATGAATTAGTTCCTGCAAGCTACAATCCTAGAAAAAAATTGAAGCCTGGGGATAGTGAATTTGAAAAAATTAAAAACAGCATACAAGAATTTGGTTATGTAGATCCTATCATTGTAAATAGTGATAAGACAGTTATTGGTGGTCACCAACGACTGATTGTATTAAAGACATTAGGTTATAAAGAAATAGACTGCGTCATTGTTGATATTGATAAGACAAAAGAAAAAGCACTGAATATAGCATTAAATAAAATTAGCGGTGAATGGAATAAAGAACTACTTGCAGATCTTATTCAAGATTTGCATTCTGTAGAATATGATGTTTCATTTACAGGTTTTGACCCCCCTGAAATTGAACAGCTTTTTAACGAAATTCATGATAAGGAAATAAAAGAAGATGATTTTAACGTAGATGAGGAACTTAAAAAACCGACTGTTTCACAAAAAGGTGATATGTGGTTATTAGGGCGACATCGACTCATCTGTGGGGATAGCACAGTTCCAACTATCTATAGTGAACTAATGAATGGACAATTAGCAAACCTCGTGGTGACAGACCCACCATACAACGTAAATTATTCCTCACAAGTTGGAGATATAAAAAATGACAATTTGAAGGATGAAGAGTTTTACAATTTCCTTTTAAAAGCGTATAAAAATATGGCTGCTAACATGGAAAAAGATGCGTCTATCTATGTGTTTCATGCTGATACTGAAGGTTATAACTTTAGAAAAGCATTTATAGATGCTGGATTCTATCTCTCGGGAGTTTGTATCTGGGCAAAGCAAAGCTTAGTCCTTGGTAGAAGTCCTTATCAATGGAAACATGAACCGATATTATTTGGTTGGTTAAAAGATGGAAAGCATAACTGGTATACAGACCGAAAGCAGAGTACCATTTGGAATTTTGACAGGCCATCTAAAAATACACTTCATCCAACGATGAAACCAGTTGCGCTTTGTGCCTACCCAATTAAAAACAGTAGCATGAGCAATTGCATTGTACTGGATCCATTTGGTGGTAGTGGTTCTACATTGATAGCATGTGAACAAACAAACCGTATTTGTTACACGATTGAATTAGACGAAAAATATACAGATGTAATAGTTAAAAGATTTATTGAACATGTCGGTACAGATGAGGAAGTGTATCTATTAAGAGAAAATAAAAAATATAATTATCGTGACCTGAAGGTGAATGCTGATGAGTAAATTAACTTTAGGCTCACTATTTGATGGAAGTGGAGGATTTCCATTGGCTGGATTACTTTGTGGAATAAATCCTGTATGGGCTTCAGAAATAGAGCCATTTCCGATAAGAGTAACGACAAAGCGAATTCCACAAATGAAACATTTAGGAGATATCAGTTTGCTCCGAGGAGATAAAATTCCTCCCGTTGATGTGATAACTTTTGGCTCACCTTGTACAGATTTATCTATTGCAGGTAAGCGGGCAGGACTTGATGGAGAACAGTCGTCATTATTCTATCAAGCCATTCGAATTATAACGGAAATGAGGTGTCAAACGAATGGTAAATATCCAAAATACGCAGTATGGGAAAATGTCTGTGGAGCCTTCTCTTCAAACAAAGGACAAGATTTCAGAAGTGTCCTTGAAGAATTCTGTAAGATTAAAGAAGAAAGCATTGCTATCGCTAAACCTGACAAGTGGGAACACGCAGGTGAAATTGTGGGAGAAAACTTTTCACTCGCTTGGCGAGTCCTTGACGCGCAATATTGGGGAGTTCCCCAGCGAAGAAAACGCATCTTCCTTGTCGCAGATTTTAATGGACAGAGTGCATCCAAAATATTATTTGAGTCAGAGAGCTTGTCAGGGAATATTACGAAGAGCGGAGAAACGAGGAAAAGAATTACCACAAGTGTTGAAGATAGCTTTGGAGCGGCAAGCGAACTCTGCTTAAATGACCAAGGCGGCAGTCGAATGGATGTCACAAATGGAAAAACAGCAACACTTCGTGCACAGTCTAATCATCCACCGCTTGTTTTTGAAAATCATGGCAGAGATGCGCGGGTTAAAGGACCAATAGAGGTTGCTCAAACGGTTCTATCAGTTTATGGAACTGGAGGTAACAATCAACCTTTTATTTTAGAGAAATCTAAAACATTTGATGTTCGCTTTACATCTGAGGGTACTACAAATGTTAGAGCAAATGTTTATGAAAGTTCTATTTCAAGAACGATTGATACATCTGGAAATGTGCCTGATAGTAATCAAGGTGGAATTGCTGTGGTTGCTGTTCAAAATGAAGGGGATAAAAAGAATAAAACCCCAATTTTTTCGGCAAGTAAAAACTCTCATTTTACACATGCGAAAGAAGAAGTTGCAAATACGTTAGTTGCAACAGATTACAAAGATCCTCCACTTATTAATGAACCTAACAGAATAGTACGTAGATTAACACCAACTGAATGTGCTAGACTTCAAGGATTTCCTGATGAGTGGTGCAGTAACCTTGGAACAGATGAGCCTACAGAAGACGAAATCTTATTCTGGACAGAAGTGTGGGAAACACATAGAAAAGTAATCGGTAAAAGTAAACGACCAAAAACAAGAAAGCAAATTATCAAGTGGTTAAATCAACCACACTCTGACACTGCTGAATATAAAATGTGGGGAAATGGGGTCGCATTGCCATGTGTTCATTTTGTACTAAAAGGAATCGTCCAAACATTGCATAGAAGTTCTAATGCAGGATAGTTTGAAAATACGTTTTAATAGCTTGCTATATCTTGTGTTTAGAGTGATATATGTACTACACCAAAACACAGGAGGTAGTGAAAATGGAACGGAAAGAAATGGTCAAAAAACTAGGCGAATTTTTTGATGTAAAACCAACTTATTTAGGTGTCCCAAGCTTTGCTTATGAGATAGTGACAGCTGAGGAAACTTACACGATTGATAGGGAAGGAACGATTACAAATTCAGCAGGAGAAGAGAGGGGTTTTGAAGAAATTGTAAATACACCAATACATGAGGATGCAGTGAAGAACGATAATCAATCAGTAAATTTTGAACTTGAAGGCATGGAGATTACACTTCCACTTGAGGGACACACTGGAAACACTCTGAAAAATATTGTAAATATGCTTTATAGTAAACAGCACCTAATTATGATGGCATTCGAAACAACAGAGCCATTGATGGATGAAACCATACCAAAGGATTTTAGCAAAAAGGAAACGGAAACTATTCAGGATTTTAAAATGGTATTTGAAGAACTAGGTGATGGAAAGATGCCAGGATTAACTTTTGACTTTGAGAATGAAATCTTCACCATCAAATTAGCGGGTAAAAATTTAAATTCAGAGAAGATAGATGCTTTTCAAGCCCTTGTTACTTTCATTAATCAAAATGCTAAAAGGCAAAAAAGAGCATCCTTCAAAAAATCTCAGAATGACAATCCAAAGTATGCCTTCAGAACATGGATGATACGGCTTGGTATGAATGGACCACATTATAAAACAACAAGGAAGGTCCTCTTGAAAAACCTCGAAGGAAGTGGAGCTCATCGGAATGTGAGAGGCTCAAATGGATAAGTTTTTTACACAAGCAAACTGTGACCGCTGTGGTGGAAATTTAAAAGACGGTAGAATTATGTCCATGTACAATACTGATTGCATTTGTCTAACATGTAAAGACAAGGAATCTAAACGCATTGACTATCGTGATGCAGTTAAAGCCGACCATGAAGAAATCAAGAAAGGAAACTACAATTTTCCAGGTATCAATGGTAATAAATAAATTGATTTTCTCTAGGTTAATATGGATATACAAATAAGCGAAATTAATGTGAATTGTTGAAGTATCAATAAATATCTTTAAACTGGGTCTGTCTTTGGATAGGCCCTTTTATTATGCCAAAATTGAAGGGAGGTGGCGCTTGTGGCTCAACGTGGACGTAAACCCAAGCCGACTGCAATAAAGGCGCTAGAGGGCAATCCTGGCAAACGAAAGCTGAATCAAAATGAACCTAAACCTGAAAAAATGGCACCTAGATGTCCATCATGGCTTGAACCAGAAGCGAAGAAAGAATGGCGCAGAATGGTCAAAAAGATGGAGCATTTAGGGATTCTAACAGAAGTTGATATGGCAGCATTTGCTGGATATTGTCAAGCTTATGCGAGGTGGAGAGAGGCTGAGGAGTTTATTTCCAAACATGGATTGATTGTTAAAACACCATCGGGTTACTGGCAACAAGTGCCTCAAGTATCTATCGCTCAAAGTTATTTAAAAATCATGACTCGTTTCTGTGAACAGTTTGGATTAACCCCTTCATCAAGAAGTAGGATAGTGGTTGAACAAACGAATGATTCAAACGATCCAATGGAGTTAATGCTCTTGCAAGGTGGTGGTAAAAGTGTATGACGAAAAGAAAGCACAGCATGCTGTAGATTTCATAAGTCTTTTAAAGCACACAAAAGGACAGTGGCGTGGTGTCCCTTTCGATTTATTACCATGGCAAGATAAAATCATTCGAGATATTTTTGGAACTGTAAAAGAAAATGGATATCGTCAATATAATACAGCTTATGTTGAAATTCCAAAGAAGAATGGAAAGAGTGAACTTGCTGCAGCTATCGCCCTATTAATGACATGTGCTGATAATGAGTGGGGAGCAGAAGTGTATGGCTGTGCTTCAGATAGGCAGCAGGCATCCATTGTATTTGATGTTGCAGTTGAAATGGTGGATCAATCTCCAGCACTTAGAAAAAGATTTAAACCAGTCATGTCTATGAAACGTTTAGTTTATAAACCTACAAATAGTTTTTATCAAGTATTATCTGCTGAAGCCTATACCAAACATGGACTTAATGTTCATTCAGTGGTCTTTGATGAATTACATGCCCAACCAAATCGAGAATTATTTGATGTTATGACGAAAGGTTCAGGAGATGCAAGACGTCAACCGTTGTACTTCTTAATTACAACGGCAGGGACAGACCGAAATTCAATTTGTTATGAGATACATCAAAAAGCACAGGATATTATTGAAGGTAGAAAAATTGATCCAACATTCTATCCAGTGATTTATGGAATTGATGATGAAGATGATTGGACAGATGAAAAGAACTGGTATAAAGCTAACCCATCGCTTGACCATACCATTGACATAGAAAAAGTTAGAAATGCATTTATCAGTGCTAAAGAAAATCCAGCAGAGGAAAATATCTTCCGACAATTGAGGTTAAATCAATGGGTAAAACAATCTACCCGTTGGATGCAAATGGATAAGTGGGATGCCTGTGATGATGCCATTGACTTTGATAGCCTGCGAGGTCGAGAATGTTTTGCTGGTCTTGACCTTTCAAGTACAACAGATATAACAGCATTTGTTTTAGTATTTCCGCCAAGAACAGATGATGAGAAGTACATTGTCCTTCCCTATTTTTGGATTCCAGATGAAAACCTAAAAGTAAGGGTGCGAAGAGACCATGTGCCATATGATATTTGGAAACAACAGGGATTTATTAAAACTACTGAAGGTAATGTCGTTCATTATGGTTTTATCGAAGCTTTTATTGAAGAATTAGGGAAGAAATACAACATTAAGGAAATTGCATTTGATAGATGGGGTGCAGTTCAAATGGTTCAGAATTTAGACGGGATGGGTTTTGTTGTTGTACCATTTGGACAAGGATACAAGGACATGTCTCCAGCATCGAAAGAATTAATGAAGATTACATTAGAAAATCGGATTGTTCATGGTGGAAATCCTGTTTTACGTTGGATGATGGATAATATTTTTGTGAGAACAGATCCTGCTGGGAACATAAAGCCAGATAAAGCCAAAAGTACAGAACGAATTGATGGGGCAGTTGCTTTGATAATGGCATTGGACAGGGCGATAAGGAATGAGAATAGAGAAAGTGTTTACGATGAACGAGGGATAATTATTCTATGATTCTACCTATAATAAGATTATATGAAAATTCTTTAGGGAGGTGGTTAACATTAAACTTCCATTTATACAGAAACTATTTAAAACGAGAGCTAGTCCAAAAAATAGTCTTCTAGGAAATACTTATAGCTTTTTCTTCGGCGGAACCACCAGTGGGAAATCAGTTAACGAAAGAACTGCTATGCAAACTACCGCAGTTTATGCATGTGTACGAATTCTAGCAGAAACCGTAGCTAGCCTCCCACTACATTTATACAGACATACTGATAATGGAAAAGAAAAAGCAATAGAACATAATTTGTTCTATATGCTACATGATGAGCCAAATAATGAGATGACTTCGTTCGTGTTTAGAGAAACACTGATGAGTCATCTTTTATTATGGGGAAATGCCTATGCTCAGATTATTCGAGATGGGAGAGGAGAGGTGCTCTCTCTATATCCTTTACTTCCCGATAGAATGACCGTGGATAGGACTACATCAGGAGAACTTTACTACGAGTATCGTAAAGATGAAGGTTCTACCATTCTTAGAAGAGATGAAGTTCTACACATTCCAGGTCTTGGTTTTGATGGGTTAATAGGGTATTCACCAATTGCTATGGCAAAAAATGCAATCGGAATGGCACTGGCAACAGAGGAGTATGGTGCTAAATTTTTCGCGAACGGTGCAAATCCGGGTGGAGTTTTGGAACATCCTGGGGTAGTGAAGGATCCAACAAAAATTCGAGAAAGCTGGAATGCTGTCTATCAAGGAAGTGACAATGCTCATCGAATTGCGGTACTAGAGGAAGGGATGAAATTTCAAAGTATAGGTATACCACCTGAACAGGCTCAATTCTTGGAAACCAGGAAATTTCAGACCGAAGAGATTTGTAGAATTTTTCGTGTTCCACCACATCTCGTGGCGAATTTAGATAAAGCAACATTTAGCAATATTGAACATCAATCAATTAGCTTTATAGATAATACAATTATGCCTTGGGTAACAAGAATTGAACAGTCTATGAAGAGAGCTTTATTAAGTGATAAAGATAAAAGGAATTATTCTATTAAATTTAACTTGAATGGCAGATTACGAGGGGATGCAGGTTCAAGAGCACAGTTCTATCAAATTATGCGACAAAATGGGGTCATGTCAGCAAATGATATACGCGAGTTAGAAGAGATGAATATGATTTCATCAGCGATGGGAGGAGATAAATATTTAGTGAACGGTAACTTTGTAGACATGTCAAAAGCAGGCATTTGGACAGAAAAATATGAGGAGGGATAGACATTGAAAAAGTTTTGGAATTGGGTATCCAATGAAGAAGGTCGAATACTATACTTGGATGGTGTTATAGCTGAGGACTCTTGGTATGACGATGATGTGACACCAAAGCAATTTAAAAATGAGTTAAATAAAGACAGTGGAGATATTGACATTTGGATAAATTCTCCAGGAGGTGATGTCTTCGCAGCTAGTCAAATTTACAACATGTTGATGGATTATAAAGGACATGTCACTGTTAAAATTGATGGAATTGCTGCAAGTGCCGCCTCTGTCATAGCGATGGCAGGTGAAAATATCCTAATGTCTCCAGTTTCCATGATGATGATTCACAATCCAATGACGATTGCATTTGGAGATACATCTGAGATGAAAAAGGCAATCAGTATGCTAAGTGAAGTAAAAGAGAGCATTATTAATGCCTATGAATTAAAGACGGGTCTTTCAAGAACAAAACTTTCACATCTAATGGATGGAGAGAGTTGGTTTAATTCCAAAAAGGCAGTTGAACTTGGATTTGCAGATGAAATTATGTTCCAAAATGAAAATGAACAATCCTCACCAGAAGAAGGGATTATTTACAATAAAGTTGCTGTTATGAATTCATTCCTGCATAAGCTACCAAAAAATGAAGCAAATGCAGATATTAATATACTGGAAAAGAGACTTGAGCTCTTAAAAATATAAGGAGGAGATTTGAATGAGTCAAATTTTAAAACTACGAGAAAAACGAGCAAAGGTATGGGAGGATACAAAGTCATTCCTCAATTCTAAGAAGAAAGATAGTGACTTTTTGTCAGCTGAAGATACAGCTACTTATGAAAGAATGGAAGAGGAAGTGGTCAATCTTGGCAAAGAAATAGATAGGTTAGAGCGACAAAAGGCTATCGATTTAGAATTATCAAAGCCAACAAATCAGCCGATTATATTAAATCCAACTGAGATGGGCCATCCGAAAGCTGGTAGAGCAACGGATGAATATAGAGAAGCGTTCTGGAATGCGATGCGAAACAAAGACAATTATAACCTGAAAAACGCATTGCAAGTGGGTGTAGATACTGAAGGTGGATATTTAGCTCCAGATGAGTTTGAGCGGACTTTAATACAATCGCTAGAGGAAGAAAATATATTTCGGACTTTAGCTAAAGTGATTAATACATCTTCAGGAGATAGAAAAATACCAGTGGTTGCTTCCAAAGGAACTGCATCTTGGGTCGATGAAGAAGCCTTGATTCCTGATTCGGATGATAGCTTCGGGCAAGTGTTAATTGGGGCTTATAAAGTAGCAACGATGATTAAAGTATCCGAAGAACTGTTAAATGATAGTGCGTTTAATCTTGAATCTTATATCGCAAAAGAGTTTGCCAGACGGATCGGTGCTAAAGAAGAAGAAGCTTTCTTCGTTGGAGATGGCACTGGAAAACCGACTGGTATTTTTAATGCAACTGGTGGTGCAGAGTTAGGAGTGACTGCAGCTTCAGCTACAGCTATCACAGCTGATGAAATCATAGATTTAGTTTACTCATTAAGATCACCTTATCGTAGGAATGCTGTATTTGTCATGAATGATGACACAGTTAAAAAGATACGAAAGCTCAAAGATGGTAATGGACAGTATTTATGGCAACCATCTATTAAGGCTGGAGAACCAGATACTATTTTGAATCGACCAGTTAAGACTTCACCGTATGTTCCGACTGCAAAGGCTGATGCTAAAACAATTGCATTTGGAGATTTTGGATATTATTGGATTGCGGATAGACAAGCACGCTCCTTCCAACGATTAAATGAACTCTATGCTGCGACAGGACAAGTTGGATTTAAAGGTACACATCGAGTTGATGGAAAATTGATTCTTCCTGAGGCAATTAAGGTGCTCCAACAGAAAACAGCATAAATTGAATTATTCAGCAAGTAAATGTATGGGTGGTGCTGGTGTATGCTGACACTTGAAGAAGTTAAATTATATCTACGTGTTGACGGTGATGAGGAAGATACCCTCATCACTGCTTTAATTGGTACAGCGAAGGAACTCTGTGAACAAATATTAAGATATCCGTTTACAGATTTTGAAGAAATCCCTTTAACCGTGAAACAAGCAATGCTATATTGTGTTGCGAATATGTATGAGAAAAGAGAAGGGACTTACAACTACACTAGAAATGATACTGGTGGGTTCAAGGAAACAATAGAGATTATGAAATTAATCCTAAATAATTACCGAAAAGAAAGTTGGTAATGCAATGGAAATTGGAAGGCTGAGAAATCGAGTTACTCTCCAAAAACATATTCATGATATTGATCCAGAGGGATTTCCAATAGATGAATGGAGAGATATTGCAACGGTATGGGCGGCAGTTTCCAATCTTAGTGGGAGAGAGTTTTATGCCGCCGCAGCAGTTCAAGCAGAAAATACGGTAAGTTTTATTGTTCGATACATCCCAGGCATAGACACAACGTACAAGATACTTTTTAGAGGAAAACAATACAACATAATCGCTATTGATAATATTAGGTATGAAAATAAGTATTTGATTATAAAAACGGACATTGTTACTGGTAGCAGTAATTAATAATGACTTTATTAAAGGCCAAATTAAAAAGTATCTAGTGAGAAAGAGGTGAGAAAATATTGTTAATTAGAGATGCTTTTGTATATATTCAAACTCTGATTACGTTAATCGGTGGGTGGATAGGTTGGTTACTAGGTGGTATTGATGGATTTCTATATACATTAATTGTATTTGTTATACTAGATTATATTACAGGAATAATGGTTGGAATTATACAACGAGAACTATCTAGTGAAATTGGAACTAAGGGAATTTTTAAAAAGATTTTAATCTTTATTTTGGTAGCAATTGCCAACATTATAGATAGTCGACTTATAGGTGATAGCAGTGTGATTCGCACAGCAGTCATCTTTTTTTATTTATCAAATGAAGGTATCAGCATCTTAGAAAATGCTGCAAGAATTGGGCTTCCTATCCCACAAAAACTAAAAAATGTTCTTGCCCAACTACGTGACAAAGGAGGAAATGAAAAATGAATTTAAGGAAACTAATTTTAAAAAATAACGATTGCTACAAGTCAGGAAAGAAAATTGTACCAAAGGGAATTATGGTTCATAGTACGGGAGCAAACAATCCGAATTTAAAAAGGTATGTTGGGCCAGATGATGGTTTGCTTGGAAAAAATCAATACAATAACCACTGGAATCAGCCACGTCCAGATGGTAGACAAGTTTGCGTACATGCCTTTATTGGGAAGTTAAAAAATGGTTCAGTTGCAACATATCAAACTTTACCATGGAATCATCGTGGCTGGCATGCTGGTGGAGAGGCGAATAATACACATATTGGTTTTGAGATTTGTGAGGATGGTTTGAGGGATAAAACTTATTTTAATCAAGTTTATAAAGAAGCGGTTGAATTGTGTGCGTATCTTTGTAAGCAATACAAATTAACCGAGAAAGATATAATTGGCCACTACGAAGGATATCAAAAGAAAATCGCAAGTAATCATGTCGATCCAAGTCATTGGTTTTCAAAACATGGAAAGAGTATGGATATATTCCGAGCAGATGTAAAAAAGGAACTTGCGAAAGGTATAACACCTTCAAAACCGATATCCGGAAAGAAACTATATCGAGTACAGATTGGTGCATATAGCGTAAAGGCTAATGCAGAGAAGCAACTTGCAAATGCTAAAAAGGCAGGTTTTAGTGATGCTTTTATAAAAAAAGGTTAAATAAATTTGCCCAAAGAGTGTGATTTACTTTGGGCACTATATTAATTATGTTCAGTTTTTATAGTTACTTGTCCATCTAATTTATAATCAGATTCCCCGGTATCAATTTTTCCATCACGATTTATTTTATATTTTCCACCTCTTAGACTTATACTAAAATTCAGTTCTTGGTTATCTTTCAATGCACCATTTAATAAATTATAAATGTATTCTTTACCCTCCAAGAAGCCTTTCTTAGGAACATGACCGACCATATATGAATCTATATAGACCGCTATTGCCTTTGAATCATATTCGTTGTCAGGTTCTAATTGTAGCGAGCAATTGGAAAATAATGCACCAGCATACTCAAAAATTGGTTCATCATAAGTGTCTTCTAATATTTCTTTGTTTGTCATACCCTCAAATTTTTCATCAAAGAAAATACTATCTTTTTCTTGTTGTATAGCTTTTTTAATAGCTTTTTGGTAAAAAGAGGTTCCTGCAATTTTGAAATCAATGTATTCAAATATTCCATACTTCTCTCTCTTAGTCACAGAATAGCTTGTTTCAGCAATAGAGACAGGTCCTTTATATTCTTCTTTTATTTCTGTAGTTATGTTCGTTTGATGTTTTTCCTTTTCACTCTTATCAGATTTGTTCTTAAACAGAAAGTCAAATATCCCCATATTTATCCCCCTCAAATTAGCATCAACTTTGATTAATAGATTCTTAATTGATTTGCATTGTTGAATGCGCTTTATTATCTAACATTAATGATAATTGAATAAGGTAACTTTATCAAAATATAGAGAGAAAAAGCTTCAAATTATCGTAAAGGGGTTCGAATACCCTCTTTTTATCGCATATAGGTAGAAGACTTTTAGGAGGAATCTATATGCGAGTGAAACAACTTAAAGCAAACATGTCTGCAATGAAAATGAAGCATGAAATAACGCATGAGCAATTACAAAATGAATTTGATTACTATTATTCAGAAGAATTGCTCATAAAAATTCTCGAAAACAACCTCATCACAAAGGAAGAATTCAATAAAATTAACAAATTAAATCGACTAAAATTCAAACCTTTATTAGGTCCTTTAATGTGCGATAACCCTTGATATGAAAGGGTTTCAGAGCTAATATGTCACGTACAAGAAGGGGGGTGAGTTGATGAGAAAGATAACAACGATTGATGCTGCCACTAATCAGAAAATAAAAGCTAGATTAAGAGTTGCTGCTTACGTTAGAGTTTCTACCGTTAATGAGGAACAACTAATTAGTTTGGAAGCACAGAAGAAACATTACAAAACTTTAATTGAAAGGAAATCTGAATGGAAACTTGTCGATATTTATTGTGATGAAGGAATAACTGGAACAAAAAAAGATAGACGTCCAGAACTATTAAGAATGATTTCCGATTGTGAAAAGGGAAAAATTGATTTCATCATGACAAAGTCAATCAGTCGGTTTGTAAGAAATACAATTGATTGCTTGGAACTAGTTAGAAAGTTAGTCAACTTGGGAATTCATATTTATTTTGAAAAAGAAAACATAAATACTGAATCGATGGACAGTGAATTGATGCTTTCAATTCTTAGCACCCTTGCGGAAAGCGAGTCAATATCGAATTCAGAAAATAATAAGTGGGCAATTAGACAAAGATTTAAACGTGGTACGTATAAGCTGGCTTATCCACCATACGGTTACGATTATGTAGACGGACAAATAAAAGTGAATGAAGAACAGGCAAAAATAATAAAAAGAATCTTTAAAAGTGTACTGAATGGTAAGGGAACAGAAAAAATTGCTAAACAACTAAACGAAGAAAAAGTTCCAACGAAAAGGAACGGAAACTGGACTGGAACTACCATTCGAGGAATTATTAAAAACGAAAAGTATACTGGGGATGCCTTGCTACAAAAAACGTACACTGATGAGAACTTTAACCGAAAAGTTAATAAGGGCGAATTAGATCAGTATCTAATTGAAAACCATCACGAAGCGATTATTACTCATGCTGAATTTGAAGCGGCAAATGAAATGCTTGAATACCAAGCAACTCAGAAGAATGTGAAAAGTGGCAGTAGAAAGTATCAGAACCGCTACCCATTTTCGGGGAAAATTAAATGCGCAGAATGCGGCGATTCATTCAGAAGGAGGATTCATACATCAACACATATAAAATATATTGCATGGTGCTGCTCAACACACATAAAAAATAAAGATCTGTGTTCCATGCTTTTTATTAAAGAGGAGAGAATCCATCAAGCATTCGTCACAATGATAAATAAGTTAATTTTCGGAAGGAATTACGTGCTGATTCCTTTACTGAAAAAGTTAGAAAGTTTAAAGTTCGAAAATAGCTATGAACAAGTTCAAAATATCGAAGTTCAGATAGAAGATAACAAAGAACAATTACAAACATTAATTCATTTAATGTCAAAAGGCTTTTTAGAACCCGTTATTTTTAACGAGCATAAAATAGAACTTTATAGAAAAGCAATGGAATTAAAAGATGAAAAAACAAAATTGCATCAATTAATCAATGGTGGGGCAACACAAATTGAAGAATTGAAAAAACTACTAAAATTTCTTAATAAGAAAACAAGTATCCAATTTTATGAAGATGAGATATTTGAAAACTATGTAGAAAAAATTATTGCTTACTCGCCAACCTCAATCGGCTTCCAATTAAAATGTGGCATTACGCTAAAAGAAAGGATTGATAGATAATGGCACACACACCGTTTGGATACCAAATTGTAAGTGGAAAAGTTTTTGTAAATGAACAAGAAGCGGAGCAATTAAAGACATTATTTAAAGCTTATATATCAGGACTGTCAATGCCAAATGCAGGAAAGAAAGCAAACATTCATCGCACTCATAGTGGAATAACAAGACTTCTTACGGATGAGCGGTATCTTGGGAACGAAGTATTTCCAGCTCTAATTTCAAAAGAAGTTTTTGAACAGGCTCAACAAGAAAGATACAAACGTGCTAAAAAATTAGGTAGATTAAATAGGAAAAAGAAAGAGGAACGATTTCAACCTAGTTATGAATTTTTGATTAATGAAATAGAAAGGGAATATGACAATCCAATAAAACAATCAGAATATGTATACAGTTTAATACAAAGTGAGGTGACTTAATCAATGGCTGTAGCAAGAAACGTGACAGTCATTCCTGCAAGAGCAAGAGTTAGAAATAATCAAGATGAAGTGGAACAAAAGAAACTGAGAGTGGCAGCCTATTGCCGAGTTTCAACTGATAGTGATGAACAAGCATCAAGTTACGAGGTTCAAATTGAACATTACACATCTTATATTCAAAGCAATCCAGAGTGGAAACTTGCAGGTATTTATGCCGATGATGGGATAACAGGAACAAACACCAAAAAGAGAGAACAGTTTAACCAAATGATTGAAGACTGTATGAACGGAAAAATCGATATGATTATTACAAAATCTATCAGCCGATTTGCGAGAAACACATTAGACTGCTTGAAGTATATTCGGCAGCTAAAGGATAAAGAAATACCTGTATTTTTTGAAAAAGAAAACATTAACACAATGGATGCCAAAGGTGAAATTATGTTAACTATCATGGCATCCCTTGCACAGCAGGAAAGTCAATCCCTAAGCCAAAATGTAAAACTAGGCATACAGTATCGTTACCAACAAGGTGAAGTGCAGGTGAATCATAACCGATTTTTAGGCTATACAAAAGATGAAAATAAGCAGCTAGTCATTGTACCTGAAGAAGCAAAAATCATAAAACGTATATACCGAAAATATTTAGAAGGGGAAAGCTTGATCCAAATTGCTCGAGGACTTGAATCAGATGGAATATTAACAGCAGCGAAAAGGAAAAAGTGGCGACCGGAGTCCATTAAGAAGATTTTGCAGAACGAAAAATATATAGGAGATGCACTACTTCAAAAAACATATACCGTAGACTTTCTGACAAAAAAGCGGGTTGCGAACAATGGAATCGTCCCACAATACTATGTAGAAAACAATCATGAACCAATTATTCCAAGAGAGATTTATTTACAAGTGCAGGAAGAAATGATGCGAAGGGTAAATATTAGAAACGGAAAAACTGGAAAGAAACGAGTGTATAGCAGTAAGTACGCATTATCTAGCATTGTGTTTTGTGCGGAATGTGAAGATGTTTTTCGAAGGGTGCATTGGAACAACAGAGGTTACAAATCAATTGTTTGGAGATGCGTTAGCAGATTGGAGAGAAAAACACATTTATGTAATGCAGAAACCATCAGAGAAGATGATTTGCAAAATGCAATTGTACAAGCAATAAATGAAGTGCTGGGCAGTAAAGATAGTTATTTAAGTATATTGGTAGAAAACATTGAAACAGTTTTAAATGAAAATGCAGATAAACCTACAGCTGGCATTGACGAAAAGCTAGAAGAACTACAAATGGAATTGCTCAGACTTGCTAACTCAAAAGCAGATTATGATGAAGTGGCAGAAGAGATTTATAGACTGCGGGAATTGAAACAAGATGTCTTGTTGAAAAATGCTGAACGTGAAGGAATGAGACAGCGGATAGAAGAAATGACAAAGTTTTTAAAAGAACAACCGAAGCAACTTGAAATGTATGATGATCTACTTGTAAGACGATTGATTGAGAAAATAAAGATTCATGACAGACAATTAAAAATAGAGTTTAAGTCAGGGATTGAGATTGCAAAAGAAATATAATATGAATACTTAACGAGCTCATGTCGGAAAAGGCATGGGCTTATATTAGTGTTAAATTGACCGGGAATTTTAATAGTATAGAATATAAGTAAACGATATTAGATGGGGTGATATTTTTGTTATCAATTTCTAGGAAGGATTTATATGATGAAATTTGGTCTGTTGGAATGACAAAGGCAGCTAAGAAACTAGATATACCTTATCATAAATTGAAGAAAGAATGTGTTGATCATGACATACCATTACCTACTCAGTCCTATTGGAGTAAACTGTATATGGGAAATGAAAAACCGTTTCAACCTGAATTGCCAAATGCAGAAGATAATCTAGTGATTACAATTGAAAAAACGAAAAAGGAACAAGTTAAATTAGCTCCAAAAAAGATTGTTAAGTCCACAAAACAAAATGAAAAAGAAGAATCACCCCTGTTAATAACAAATCATGATAAATTATCAGGACAGGAAAAAAGTTATTTTTCTCACTTTAAACAAGATGAAGATAGGTTAATAGATATTTATAATAATTTAAAAATAAATAAAACACTATCTTCAAAACCACATAAGGCGATAGTTGGTTATCGTAAAAAAACTCAAACCTATCGAGAGGATAAATTGAGAATTAAATCGGCATCTGGAGAAATATTCTTGGAAGTTTTACCTTTTATAGATAGTTTATTCAAAGCCCTTGAGAAAGCGGGCGCTAAGATTGTTCCCAAATATGATGAAACGGAAATAATATTGAAAGATAAATATACTATTACTTTGAACTTTAAATTGCCATGTAGAAAAATTAACTTATCACCAGAAGATGAAAGATATTCTACATATCATACGTTTGAATATGAAACTAAAGGAACAATAAATGTGGAAGTTGGTTATAAGCTGTATTGGCGTAACTGGGGAAGAAGTGAAAAAAATATAAATCAAACCAAAAGAATGTCTACTGAGGATCTTTTAAGAAAAGTATTTGTCTATATTTTTTCATTACCAGAAATAATTGATGAGCGAGAAAAGGAGTATATAATACAAGAAAAACAACGTTTGAAAGAGGAAGAAGAAAGATTAATCTTACAGGAAAAACGGGACAATGAATACACAAAAACACAGCAACTCATAAACAATTCCTTGAATTACTTCTATTCTAAATTAGTTCAGGAGTATGTTACTGCTGAAATGGAAGAAGATTCAGAGGAGTATAGATGGGCGATGGAAAAGGCCAATTGGTTTCGGGATTCAGAAAAATATCCTGATGATCTATTGAGTAATACTGATAAGGCGGTAATATTAAATTATAAAAAATAGATAATTAACATAATTAGTATGGAGGGAAGAATTATTATGCCAAGACCGGGGATTACAGCATATGATCTATTAATATCTTGTCCAGGTGATGTATCTGATTATTTAGAAGTAGTAAATCACAGTATCGATAATTTTAATAGGATGTTTGGTGAATTGAATAATATTACTCTTGTAACAAAGCATTGGTCAAAGAATAGCTATCCGCAGTCAGGTGATAAACCACAAGAATTACTAAACCAACAATTTGTTAATGACTGTGATGCAGCAATTGCAATCTTTTGGACGCGTTTTGGGACACCAACTGATGAATACGGTTCTGGAACAGAGGAAGAGATAGAAATAATGTTAAATTCAGGAAAACAAGTATTCATGTATTTTTTAGACTTACCAATTAATCCTTCTGATATTGATATGGAACAATATCAGAAGGTATTAGATTTTAAGAGTAAATACAAGGAAAAAGGACTTTATGCGGTAATAAAAGACAAGCATGAATTGCAAAGAGAATTATCAAATCATTTAGCTATGCATTTTATTCCAATTATTTCGGGAGAAAATGTAACGACTAATAATAAAGAAAAACCAGAATTAAACATAAGAAATACAGAGGATTTTTCGGAAACATTTTATACTGTACATAGAACCAATTTGTTAGAAAGTAAATTTATTGTTGAACAGAAAGAAAAAATAATTGAAGATATTGCTGAATTGAAAAGAACCAGTTTACCATTTAATGAAATAGTAGAAGGTAGTGACATTGATACTGAAGAAGATTTAAAGAAAGTTGAAATTTCAGGAATTGAATTACAGCAAGCAGAAATTTTTAAAAACATAACAAAAAAGAGTTTTTATCTTGATGTAACAGTAGATAAGGATATTAAAAAGGTAATTAAAGAGTTTGCAGAAGTTAATCAAATTATTATTGAAGAGGATTTTTGGAATTTAGGTAATTTAAAGAAATCAACATTACAATTAAAATTAGCTCCTCCTTTTGGAACTGGAGGGCCTACATATGAAGGTACGGAAGCGGAAAAGGAAAGATTCAAACGGATTGAAAAATTATACTGGGATATCCGAACTTATAATGAATATGTAGTTTATTTTGAAGAAATTGATAAGATTAATTTTTTGAAATTAGCAATATCTAATATAGGAACAACATTTGATGAAGATATTGACATAAAACTTATAATTCCAAAAAAGTATTTAATTAATTATTCAGACCTACCCATGCCAGGAATAAACATTATAAAAGAATTAATTGATATTAAATTTATAGATTTTATTTTTTCTATTGAAGAAACTGAATCAATGGATGAATATTCTGGTTATCCTAGCTATCCTTTAAACATATCAAGTCATTTAAAAGATCCATTGTTATTAAACCAAAGAAGTATAGCGCAAGAATATGATGACTATAAAGATGAGCTTTTATCTGAGTTTGAATATCTATTTTGTTATAAGACATTCGAAAATGAAAATAATGATGTAGTTTTATTTCACGTTAACTATTTGAAGCATAATACTACAATGGCATTCCCTTCTGTTCTTATGTTTAGGGAGAGTCCACCATATATAAAATATGAAATTTCATCTAAGTTTAGTACAGAAATAATTAAAGGAGAGTTGACACTTAATGGGAATTAG